ATTCATCAGAATAGTCGCCTAGATCTTTATGTCTTGGTATTGTTAATTCGTAGTCTTTATCATTAACTGTGCCGCTATACTGAAAATGACTTGCCGTTTCATCAATCTGCTCAAGATCTTCTTCTACAGCTTCTTCGTTAGCGAGCTTCTTGGCTGGCTCTGCTGGTGCGCCTTCTTTTCCTGGCTTAGCAGCTTGTTTTACGCCAGCGGCAGCTTTTTTACCAACGTCGCCGCCGTCTGGTTGTGTTTCTGTTGAACCACCAAGGTCTTCTTCTTCGCCTGGTAGTTTCTTTGTTGGTTCTTTGCCTGCTGATGCAATGGATGCTTTGAGGATTTCAGCAGCAGATTCTGTAAGTGACTTTGTCATTGTTTTTAACTCCTAAAGAAGTAATATTATTTATAAAATTTAAAGTTTTGACACGAAGTTTGTAAAGATCTTCAGTGCAACTTCATCTAATTGCTTTTGTTTGGCTCGTTTAATTTCTTCATAATAAGCGTTAATGTCAACTTCTTTGACCTTACCGTTATCCCATACCCATTCCTTACCTTCCATAATGCCCTGAACAAAAGCACCTGGTGCGGACGGATCCGCTACGATATCTGCCGCTGTGGCTAGATAATAATCGTCTTGAACAACGTTGACACCATTCACTTCTTTAAGTGAACCCATGCCACGTGAAGAAACTCCAAGAGTTGCACCACCTTCCATAAGGGACTTGGCGATTTTACCCATTGGTGTTTCAAGAATTTTTGCTTTACCTACGAATACATTACCCTCTTGCTTGAGGTTTGTAATAAGGTGAGAAACGCGATCTAGATTGATCGATGGTGAATCTGGATGACCCAATTCACCAAACGCACGATTCTTTTGCACATACTCTTCATTATAACGCTCGACTTCGCGCTTTAGTGTCTCGGTTCTATACATACGACCATTCTTATTCTTGGCTTCAGCCACTAGGAATGGACCCTGAATATAAAGCGTCTTAACACCGTTCTTTTCTTCGGTGATTAACTTTACTTCTTCGATGGTTTCTGTAATTAGTTTCATTTTAACCCCAATGCCTTTCTTCGGCGTAGTGATCTTTTTCTTTTAATCATTGCACGCGCAGCCTTTGCTTTGCGTTTGATTTTTGCTTTACGTTGAGAGATTCTTCTTTTTAATCTCTCGGCTGAGGTCATACGAACCACTCTACCACCACGAATTGTATAACCCTTAACTGCTGAAAATTTCTTCCTTCTTTGAACAGTAACCTTACCCTTTACTGTTCTTACACGAGCACGAATTAGTTTTGTGCGACCCATGCGCACAACATTACGATTGCGTTTTACAGCTTCTGAAATAATTTTTCTAACTGTTTGCGCTACGATACTCATTTTTTGTTAATTGTAAAATCAACTTTGCTTAATGCGAAATGTGCTGCTTTGGTGAAACCTTTTGGATCTTTTAACATATCAGCAAATTTCTTTTGATTTTCTGGATTTAATGCACCATGCACCATGTGAATTGCTTTAGCAGCACCGTGACTGACTTTTAGTTTAGAACCGTCGTCAAACTTCATGTGACGTGCTGTAGTTTTTGGTGATTCTTCTTGAGCATATTTTGCAACTTGTTCAAGACTTTCCATCACTTCTTCAACTTCTTCTGACACACCAACAAGTTCTTGTTCTGGTCCAGTTGATGCGTATGGAATTGTAAAAGACAATCCGAGTTTTTCGTTTTGATATAACGCAACACGTTTACCATCTGGGAAAATTCTAATGCCGCGACGCTTTAGAATTAACATCATTGGCGGATCTCTAAATGTAGATTCGCTAATATAATCGTCACGAGAAACTTCAACACCATTCATAATGTTACGGCGAACTGCAGTTGTTGATTGCTGAGAACCTAATGCAGCAGCTGCTGTAGATTGATAGTAACGATTTAGAATATCGCGTTGATTGCGTGGCAATTTAGCAACGTCGCCAACTTTTGCATGGCGTGCCATTGCAATTTTGAGCGCAGGCAATTCACTGGCTTTCATTAAGCCAGCGCGCACAAGCTGAGCAATACGCTGCGCTTGTGTTCTATTCTGCGTTTGTTGCGACTTCTGTTGCTGGTTCGGCGTTGGTGTCTGTGGCACCATCGCTGCTTCCGTCAACTTCGATCGTAGGTTCTGTAGTTTCATCAGATGTTTCTTCTGTACCGAGTAAATTTGATGCGATTTCTACTTTCTTAATTTCTAATGCGTCAGTAACTTTAGCAGCCATTGTTTGCTGAAATGCTGCAGCAACTGCTTCTTTATCACCTGCTAACGCTAAATTCACGAGTTCTACTGTATTCATAATATCTCCAATTATTTAGTTAATTGTGAATTAAATGCTTGATTAAGATCCATTGCCTCAGGAGCTGGTGCAGTAGGACCTGGAACTGCGCCAGTTTCTGGCATAACAGGCTCGTCTGCTTTATCCAACTCAATCTGTCCTGCAATTTCTTCAATCTCTTCTTCGTTCATATGCAACACTTTCTTACGAATCCAATCTTTGGAGAAATAAACTCCAACATATGGATCAATCTGTTGCATAATCTGTAATCTTGTTGTAAGCAATTCAGCTTCTTTTAGTTCCGCAAAATTATTATCTTTTAAGAAGTCGTAGTGAATCTTTTGTTTTAGTTCGTTCCACTCGTCGACAGAGCAAATACCCTTGAGTGCTAATTGACGCTCCATTAGTTCATCGAACATCAATGTAAATTTGCTACGAAGACGCTCAATAAACTTCATAAATTTTAGTTCGTCGCGAGTAATCTCTGATGAACGACCAAGGCTAAACCCTGTTTGTGGTTCAAGTCTAGATACAGGAACATTTAATGATTTGTAAAGTTTCTGTTCAAAATACTTAACATCAGCAAGTTCGCCAAGATTTTCGCCAGCTGGTAGCGTAGTAATCTCTGTTGATTTGCCTTCACCGCGACGTGGAATCCAAAAATCTTCCATCATTGACATAAACTTACGATCGTCTTTGACTTCACCAGTTGACGAGTCATAAACAACCTTGTTTCTAAACTTCGTCATAATATCACGAAGATATTGTTCTGACTTAACTTTAGGCATGTTACCAACGTCGATATAAAACACGCGACGTTCTGGTGCGCGAGAGATACGATAGATAACAATCGCGTCTTCAACCATGCGTAGTTGGTTGAGTGGTTTAATTGCCTTGTGTAGATAAGACAATACCATTTGACGTCTTGGATCCATCAACCCAGAGTTGACGTTTACTACTGCGTCAACAGCAATTTTAACGCCAGCATCTGTTGGTGAAGAAACGAATGTTTGCCCTAGAGTTGTTGCTTTGTCATTGTAAACATAAAACTCTCTTGCGCCTGTAACAACTTCAATGCCTGTGCGTGGATCTTTTTTCTTATCAAGAACACGAACCTTTTTAATCTTACGTGGATCGAGATATACTAGTTCGCGAATGCCAAGTTTAGGTTGCTTTTCGTCAATAAGAACTTGATAATACAAGCGACCGTCAATATACCAACGACGGAAAACATCATTGCCATTATTGGAGAAATCTAGTAGGCGCAAAACCTCATCGAACTCTGCGCGAATCATATCTTTGATATTATCTGGCTGGTCTAGATCGTCAAGAATAATTGTAACGGACTTACCTTTTTCGTCATGAACAACTGATTCGTTGACGATGTCGTCAATAGCAGACTCGAGTTCTGGCTGCATAGCCATCTCACGATATCGCGTGATAAGATCGTTTTCGTTTTTAAAGGAAGATTCGAGATCTAGATAAGTGCCAAAATATCCACCAGCAGTGACAGTCACTGCACCGTCATCAGTAGTTGGTGCAGTGACCGCTGGTTGTATTTGCTCTGTTGGTTTTCCACGGACTATCTGGAATCCGAAGAGATTAATTCCTGCCATATACTAACTCCATGATAAAAAAGTGACCAAAATGATCAGACCACAGCTTCGGCAGCAGCTTCCCACCATTGATATGCAAATGTCACTGAGTATTCTTCGATTGAATCATTGTTGCCCCAATCTAGATCGATTGGTGCGAGATCATTTGGGAAAAGACCAATAAACTTATAAGTTTTGATGACCTTACCTGTTTTGCCGTAGTGTTTGACGAACGCATCAGTGCCATAAGAAGTTGGCGTTGCGGCTGATGCAGAGCGAGTATTGAAGCGATGCGAATTAATTCCATTCATCCAACGCTCGAACGC